TTTTGAAAAAAATCGTTTAAGGAATAGAAATATTAAACAACTATCTCGATATAAAAACAGAAACAGATATGGGAATACTGAAATTTAATGAATTCGTAAATGAACGATGGGCAATAGATACACCAACAGAACATAGAGTTGCTGCTGGTGTTGCAATAATATGGGACAGTAAACTATTATTAGTACATCCAACTAATTCATCATGGAAAAAACCAACTCTTGGAATACCTAAAGGAAAATTAGATCGACCTGATGAAGATCCAATGGATGCTGCGCTTAGGGAACTGATGGAAGAAACTTCTATTTCTCTTTCACCTGACCAACTTGATTCAGAGCCACATCAAGTAATATTCTATAAGAATGGTAAAGCAGACGGTCGATTAATTTATTTTATATGTAATATTACTGACCTTTCTGAAATAGGATTAGATTCTGCACGATTACCTAAAGCTAATTTACAAGCTGAAGAAGTTGATTGGGGCGGATTTCTTTCTGCGAAAGATGCATATCCTAAAATGAGTACAAGTCAATTGATTATATTAGATCGGCACTTAACCTCATAATCAAAATAAATAATTAAAATCATAAAAGTTAAATATGCTTACTTTTAATACTTGGATTAACCTAAATGAGTCTGTTTCATTTGACCCTAGTGCAAATTATCCAGATAAAACATTTGGTTTTGCGATAGGTAATATAGATAGCGGCAAAGCCAATATGGGCGGAGCTGGTGGAGATTGGGGCGGAAGTATGTCAAGAGCATTGGCTTTTGGAAAAACTGCAAATGATTTTGTAGGAAAAAATATAGTAACATCCCAAAAGAGATCTAGAGTAAAAACTGCAAGCGGTGCAGTGTCTGATCACTATGAAGGGAGTGACGATTCATATGCAATAGACCTTGCAGCTAGTGGAGAAAAAGGGGATGCTTTACTTGCTCACTTAATGCAATGGTGTGGTCATCCAGAATATAAAGGAGGTTCATGGTTTAATTTTAATTCAGGAGGATATCGCTATCAAGTAGGATGGAAAGTAAAGGGTCACTTTGACCATATTCACATAGGCGTTAAAAAATCAGGTACTGCAAGTTCATCTACCTCTTCTACTCAAGTTAAAAAAGCAAGTGAAATTCAAGTTATTCCTGGAAAGACTCCAGGCGAGAGAATATTAAATAATCAAGCAATTCTAAACTGGCTATATCAAATGATGCCAGATATTGCACCAACTCTTACTCCAGAAGCGCTAGATCTTACACTTAAAAACAATCCTGAACATTTTCAATGGTTTAAAGATAAGTTTAACTTAAATAGTGACGGTAATCCAATAGGCTCACCAGATTTAACTAAATCTGCAGATGATGCTAAGGAAGCAGTTGATGCTGCACTATCTAGTAAAAAAATCAAATCTAATTATACTGGAGAAAAAGCCAAGAATATTGATTTATTAATTGAGGAAATGAATAATCAAGGGGTTACTAATAAATATGCAATTATTGGTATACTTTCAACTATTGGAAAAGAGAGCGGATTTATTCCACAAAATGAAATTGGATATAGTGGAACTCCAAATAAAAATATTAGAAAGATTTTCGGTTCAAGAGTAAAGGATTTATCTGATACTGAGCTAGATAAACTTAAAGCCAATACACCTGCATTCTTTGATAAAATATATGGAATGACGGCAACTGATAATCTTGGCTGGAATACTGGAAATGATCAACCTGGAGATGGATATAAATATCGAGGTAGAGGTTTTAATCAAATAACATTTAAAGCCAATTATAAAAAATATGGTGACTCAATAGGAATGGATCTAGTTTCAAATCCAGATCAATTAAACGATGTTAAAACCGCAGCAAAGGCCGCTGTAACTTTTATAATAAATGGATTAAAGCGAGCAGGCGTCGATCCTAATTCTTTTACTAGTAGAAGAACAGCAATTCGAGACTGTGTTAAAGTAAATGCTGGAGGATCTTCTGCATCGGGTGATGCTATTGCAAAAGCAGAGGCAATTGATAAAAATTTTGACTTAGCTTAAAACCTTAATTCATATACTCAGTTTAATAATCTAAACAATTAAATATATGTCTGAAGAAACAACAACCGCAACAATCGAAGAACAAGAAGTTCTTACACAAGTTCAAGATGAAACTACTGGATATGTCGAAACTCCAACTTCTGAATTATCTGAATTAGATTCAGCAATTCAAAGAAGAATGGGATCATTTGAATTAACTATCTCTCCATCTGATTTAAAGTATATCAAAAATTTACTTAATAATAAAGTAGAATGGAAAGGGCCAAACGAAGCATACTTAATATTAATGTCTCTTGTTTCTCTTTCTAGTGCATTAAACGAAGTTGATGATAAGTCTACTGAACGTACTACACTTAGTTTACCTTCAACTACTTTAGAGTCAATTAATTTTTTCTTAGGTAAAATCACAGGTAAAGGCGAAGAATCTGCGCATAGATTATTTGCAGTATCTATGTTACTTCGACCTGCGATGGAAGAAATAAAGAAACTTGATGAAGTAATTGAGAGACTTCAATCTGAGAAAAATTAAAATATCGCTAGATAAATAATAAAAAAGTTATTAAAGAATGAAAGTAAAGAACTTTTCTGGATTCATGAAAACTCGTAAGTTAAACGAATCTATGGACGATGCATCAGATGCAGGATATGAAGGTGAAAATCAATATGGGTCTAATTCTAGTGATGCAGCTTCTGGATATTATGGAGCTAATCCAGAAGACGAAGAAGAAGAACCAAACGATGATGAAGAAAATGAAGATGGTGAAGATCAACCTGAAGAGGAATTGACACTTGAAGATTTAAAATCAATGATCGATGATCTTTCTGAGAGACTTAAAAAACTTGAACCTGAAGAGGAAGAAGAAGAGGGTGAAGAAGGAGAAGGCGAAGAAGGCGAAGAAAAACCTGAAGAGGAAGAACAAGCTTAATTTTTACTTTAGAAATAAGATTAAAAAGCGAATGGAAACATTCGCTTTTTTTATTTAATAAATAATCCTGAATTAATATAAACTCATGAGTCAATTTAAACCAACTAACTTAATTATTCTATTTGAAGCATATTGTAAAAAAATGGATATTGATGGAAAGGAGATCCCAGCATTAATATCAGATATTTCAGTAAAACTCAAAGTTGCATCTACTCCTGAGTCTCAAGCAAAAGGTTACATTGGGTCAAATGAGTCTCCTCTAGATAATGAAGGTATTCTTTTTATATATGATGAACCTCAACCTCTTTCTTTTTGGATGAAAAAAGTAAAGTTTCCATTAGATATTATCTTCTTTGATACACAATTTGATTATATTAATCATGAAACAATGGATCCAGCTCATGATGTAGATGAATTCAATATTCCTAAATATACTAGTCATAAACCTGCAAGGTTTGCAGTTGAGCTTCCTGCAGGGTGGTGTAAAAAAAATATGACACCTGACTGTAAACTTTCTTTTTAATTATGTATTATAATTAAAAAAAGAAATATGTTACACCAAGATGATTTTATAGAGCTTCGTGAATTTGTTAATGAAATGAATTCATCAAATTCAACCAATTATAAAATTGAAGTTCTTACTAAGTATCAATATCATCCCTTTATTAAAAGGATCCTATTTTATACATATCATCCATATTGGAATTTCGGATTAACTTCTGCAAATCTTAAAAAACGAAGTGACTTAATTGCTCCAGTTGAAGTATATGATGACTTCTTTATGATGCTTGATGATTTTAATGAGCGAAATATGACAGGTCACTCTGCTATTGAGGCAATGAATCGATTTATTGCAGATTATTCAGAATGGGCTGACTTGATTTATCAAGTAATTGATCGTAACCTTGAAACTAGGGCAACTACTACTCTAATTAATAAAGTTATTCCTAAATTCATACCGACTTTTGAAGTTGCTCTTGCTCATGATGCGGCAAAAGTAAAAGGCGTAAATATATTTGATGGAACCTGGCTGGTTTCTCGGAAGCTCGATGGAATACGGTGTATTTGTTTTATTCATGGAGAAGATATACGATTCTTTTCACGTAATGGCAAAGAGTTACTAACTCTTGGAAAAGTTGCAGAGGAAATAAGACGCTTGGGGATAACTGATACTGTTCTAGATGGTGAATTATGTCTTATGAATGAGGGTGGTTCAGATGACTTCCAAGGCGTCCTAAAGCAAATACAGCGTAAGGGTCACACAATTGAAAATCCAAGATATCAAATCTTTGATATTTTACAAGCTGGCGAATTTGCAGGAGAAGATGAATCACCATTATTTTCTACTAGAATTGACTGTAGAGGACACTTGTTGGGAGATCTTAAATCATCGGCTATACTTGAAATACTTCCACAAGTAAGAATTATGGATGAAGATTCTCTTGAAGAATTAAAGAGTCAATCTAAAGATTCTAATTGGGAAGGCTTAATTGCTAGAAAGGATACTCATTATTCTCCAGGAAGATCAAAAAATATGCTTAAAATTAAAGAATTCTTTGATGCAGAATATGAAGTAACTAGCCTAATAATGGGACCTCAGCGAGTTATAGTCGATGGTCGAGAGATAGAAGAGGAGATGCTAAGTGCAGTTACGATAAGTCATATGGGATCAACTGTTCAAGTAGGTAGTGGATTCACGATCGATCAACGTCGACACTATTATAAAAAGATAGGCGATATTCTTGGATCAATTATAACAGTACAATATTTTGAATCTACTACTGATCAACACGGCAATCACTCCTTACGATTTCCAGTATTTAAAGGAATACATGGTAAATCTAGAGAAGTATAATATCTCTATTAATAGTGAAACTATCATAACAAATAAAGTATATATAATATGTCATTTAATAAGAAGAGATTGCCAGACTTAAATATTTTAAAGGCACAGCATGCTGAACTTGGAGATACATATTTAAACCAGTTTATTTCATGTGATGTACTAATCGGACCAGCTGCGTCCGCTGAATATTTAACTAATTTTTTTAAATTAGGTGATAAAAATCGTATAGGAGAAATAATTAGCTTGCTTACAACAGCTCGCAATACATTAAAAAAGGAAAGTTCAAAATACCGAAAGGATTTTGAAGATTTAGAAAAAGTAATTAATTCAATAACTAATAAATAACAATTATGTATTACATCGCAAAAGTAAAGTTTGAAACTATTGATGATCAAACAGGAAGACCTAAGAAAATCTATGAGCAATATCTAGTTGATGCTGGATCAATCACAGAAGCTGAAGAATTACTTAAAGTAAGATTCAAAGATTCTATTGCTGAATTTTCAGTAGTAAGTATTCAAGAGTCAAAAATCATGGGAGTAGTTAAATAATTATGAAAAAGATGCCGACTAAAACTGCAGAGCGCGTATATGATGTTCTTTGTAAATTTGCTGAAGCTAGTCCTAATCATTATGAAAAGGAGACATTTGTTTTTCATTTCGGTGTCTTAAGCGAAACTTCTTCATCATATGTACTTACATGTATGGATGATGCTCAACGAACATTTACTTGTAGTAATACAGGTAGGATGAAAGTTGATGGCACTAAAGTAAGTAGAGTAAATTCAATACTTTGGAAGATGTCAGAAGAGTTAGCTAATGAAAAACTTACTATTCAACAATGAAATTCGAAGTACCGGTAGAAAAAGATTTAAAGTTTGTTCAATCACTATTTGAGTTAATCTCAGATAATATATCTGGACTTGCTTGGGAAAATGAAAAACTTCCAAATCAAATAATTTTTACTGGCCCGATCGGAAAAGAATTATTAGATTTTATTCAGGAAAAAGAATGGGATTTAAATAAATTTAATCTTGAGAGTACTGGTGGAATACACAGTACTCTCATTTTTAAATATAATGCTCCACTAACTCAACTTGACGGAAAGTTAAATACTTTATTTGAAGGTGGAACATTACATAATAAAGAAATTAATGGAATACCTGGGCCAGAAACTGCCCAGAAAATATTATCAACTTATTCTTCTCCAAGTTTCACTATCGAAAGAACGGTTAGACCTGAAAAAAGAATAGTATTAATAAGATCATGAGTACAGTAAGATTTATTGCAGATTTACATGCAGGACATGAAAATATGGCTAAGCGTAGAGGCTTTGACACTGTTGCTAATCACGATGAATATATTGTTAAGCAATGGAATTCGATAGTTCATAAGAGGGATACTACGTATATACTCGGTGATATTACTATGGAAAAACCAGAATACTCTATTCTTAGTCGATTAAATGGACGCAAAATAGTGGTTGGTGGAAATCATGATAAACCGCATCACTCAAGAAAATTATTAGAATATGTTGATACTATTGCAGGAATGGTTCAATATAAAGGTATTTTTTTAACACATTGTCCTGTGCATCCAATGGAAATGGACTATAGAATAAAGTATAATATTCATGGACATATTCATAGTAATTCAGTAATGAAAGAATATAAATTATTTGGGCGTACTCTTTTTTCTAAAAAAGATACTAGATACATTTGTGTCTCCTGTGAACATGTAGATTTTAAACCTAAAACACTAGACGAACTTGGAATTAATAGAAATATAAAACGATGAAAAACAATAAAAACAAGAAAAAATCATTAGTTGTACTTAATAGTGAAGGCGCAATTTTAACACTCGTTAAGTCAGGCGATTTATTCATAATGATAGATCAATGGCAAGAATTAGTCGATGGCTTAACTATTTCTCAGATACATGACTTTGTTGAAGGCCGACGTATAATTACTGATAGTCAAGGTCGTGAATGGAATTTTCCTACTGAATCAGAAGGTATGCGAGTACCTATGGAAAAACTTCTTACTTTCATCAGTGATGATTATACAATTAATCGTGATGTATTATATAGTAAGTACATGGATTGGGTAAATGAAGTATGTGATGCATGTGAATGGAAATCATCATTCGAGCCATTAGAGATAGTAAATGCAATTGTTACACTATTGGAGAAAAATCCAGACCTAATAACTAAAAAATAAAATATCTTATGAAGATAATCACATTAATTATATCACTAGGCATATTATTTTTAGCTAATTCACAAGTTAAACCACATGCAACTATTACAAATGCTGCATACGCCTCATATATTGACACTGTTAAAAATATGCCAGTATATGTAACTTATAAACTTTACAAGGGAGGAGGTAATTGTGAAAGATCTAATAAATGGATCAATGATTCTAAATATAAAATGATTGGTGATGAATCTTATGCAGGTAGCGGTTATGAAAAAGGGCACTTAGCGAATGCAGAAGATTTTGCATATAATTGTCACCTAGATTCGCTGACTTTTAATACGTATAATAGAATACCACAAACTAAAGCTTTGAATAGAGGAATTTGGAAAAAACAGGAAACCCTTATTAGAAAGATGTCGCAAACAGATTCTTTATTAATTACTTGCGGTGCATATTGGGATCTTAATACTATTAACTCAGTAAAAGGTATGGCAATACCTAGTAAATGTTGGAAAGTTGTTTATAGTTTATCCACGCGACAAGTTTTATCTTCTTCGATATTTACAAACTCAGAAAATCCTACAGAAGTGCCGATGACTATTGAAAATTTAGAACTATATTTAGGATACTCAATTAATCTTCCTAAACAAAAATCTAAAAATAAGTCTAAGAAGAAATAATAAATTACGAAAACTACAGGAGTACATATGCTAGTATTAAATAGTTATCTACATCGTATAAATAAGTATAAATATATAATGTAATGAAATTATTAATATTGCTTTCTCTTCTAAGCTATTCATGTTCACAACATAACTATAGCATACATGAAAGAAATATGCAAATGCAATATGATAGAATGATTGAACATGATCTTAAATATAAAAAGAAGATGACTCGAGTTAGAAAGCAAGCAAGTCGATCTAAGCTGGCTCATCACAAAATAAAAAATAAATCTAAATTTATAATATGAGAACTAAAAAAGTAACAACAACTACGATAGTCACAGAAACTATCACTGATCAAAAACCTACCCAAATCGTAGTAGTACTAGATCGTTCAGGATCAATGGATTCTATTGCAAGACCAACAGTTGACGGTCTTAACTCATTTATTAAAGAACAAAGAAATGCTAAAGGTGACGCAACACTGACTCTGGTACAATTCGATCATGAATATCAAGTTGATTATACGGCTAAACCAATAAATGAAGTTAAAGATTTGATTAATGGTGAAACATTCCAACCTAATGGAACAACTGCTCTATTTGATGCAGTTGGTAAAACAATCAATGATTTAAATACTACTGATGATGTAATTTTCGTTATTATTACAGATGGTCATGAAAATGCAAGTAAAGAATATGATCGAACGAAAGTATTTGGATTAATCGAAGAGAAGAAAAATATTGGATGGAACTTCTTATTTTTAGGAGCTAATCAAGATGCAATTAAAGCTGGTGCGGCTATGGGTATCTCTGCAAATAATTCAGTAAATTATAATGCAACAGCTGGTTCAGTAAATACTCTTTATTCTAATATATCTAGTAAAGTATCTAATTTTCGTTCTTCTAAATTTGACGGACTTGATTTAAATTTATCTTCTCAAACATTAGATTTTAATGATGCTGATCGTACAGATATCAACAAATAATAAAAATTAAATGAAAGAAGGATAACCTGTAAATAATTTAGACATTTACAGTTAATAATAATTGGAGCCGAGATTAATAGTTTCGGCTTTTTTAGTATCTATAACTAAAAAGAACATGATAAAGAAAAGACGAAAGGCAATACACTGCGAATTGATAGAACCAAGTAAAACTTCTCCGGGTTATTTTAAATATCAAGTAACTATTATGGAATTAGATGGATCTATTGAAATCGTTCCAGCATACGGTAAAGACATGCAGGATGCAATTGAAAGATTATTATGGAATGAAAGAATAGACTCAGTTGCTGATAAAAAAGCAACTTTGCCTATATTAGTTACATTATGTTTAGGTATAGTTGCATTGTCTGGTATCTTATCAGCTACCTTGAATCAACCGATATGGATTGCTAGTGGACTGACTTTAGTATTATTTGCAGCAGTTGGTATTAATAGTATTGAATCTTACTTAAACAAATAGAGATGGAGAATAAATTAATTTCGATAGGGTGTCTTGGCATGATGAAATGCTACTTAAATATTTCAAATGATGATGCAATCACTAGATATTGTAAATCAATGGACATAGCGATTGAAGAATTTGATCATACTGAACTAACTGTTTTTTATTTTAGTGAAGAATTTGAGGCATATTCAGTATATCCAATTAGTGATAATATCTAAAAACTAATATACTATGACAGGTTTAAATAAATCACTAGTACAAGACGTTTCAATATTATTTAGAATAGTTGCTGAGGTTACCGGTATTACGGAAGATCAGATTAACAATAGAAGTAGAAAGAGAGATATTACTGATGCACGTATGATGATATGTGAAACGCTACGACAAAATTCAAAATATCCTCTTGATCAGATAGGTAGTGTTATAGGCGGACTTAATCATTCAAGTATAGTCTATTATAGAACTAAATTAAATGATATTTGTGAAGTAGATAAGGAATTTAAGAGAAAATTTATCGAGATCGATTCAAGATTTAAAGAAATTAAAATACATGGTCTTCCATTAGATGTGAAACTTAATAATGCAATCGAAGAGAGATCTAGATTAAATAAAGAGATTTATCTAATGAAAAAATCACAAGCACAAATAAAATTAATATCAGCAATGGATGGATTAGATTTAGGCGGTGAATTAGAAAAGTGGGAACAGGTTCAATATAGAATTAGGGAGGAAAATATGGAATATTGTTTTCGTAAATATAGTAAATTTGAAGAGATTGAAGATACTGAATTCCATATGTTGCGATTACTTTTAATATCCACTATGGATAAAATGGATAAATTTGTGCAGAATAAACTAGATGATTTAAATGAATTAATTAATGAATTTTAAAATGAATAATTTAGATAAGCAATACATCACACTACTTCAAGATATCCTAGATAATGGAGTAACAAAAAGTGATCGAACTGGAACAGGAACTATTTCTGTATTTGGGAGACAAATTCGACATAGTATGAAAGACGGATTTCCACTTATTACTACAAAAAGAATCCCCTTTAGATTAGTTATGGTAGAACTTCTATGGTTCTTGCGTGGTGATACTAATATTAAA